CCCCAACATACGCCGCGAGAATGATCGCCTCTGCCGACATCGCCATCCACACGTCACGGATCGCCTCGGGGATCAACGATAGCCCGAACACCATCGACGCCGTGAGGAATGCCGTCAACAGCTTCCACTCCCACGCCGGCCACGCCTTCCAGGTGTTCTCCTGTGCCACGAGCCGGAATCCCTCCAAGATGTACGGCACAAAGAATCTTAGAGCGCATCCTAGAAGCCAAAGTCCAACCACTGCCCAGATAGTCATGTCACCACCATCCTTTCAACATCGCAATCAGGGATTCACCCCCCACACCCGCACCGGCCGCCAGAATGGCCAGCACGACCACTAGATACCTGATTCGTGAGACCCGCTTGTGTAGCGCCTGGATCTCGATCTTGTTTTCTGCACATTCCCGGTAGGTCATGATCACCTCTCTGTATTTCTGCATAATAGCTCTGATCGTGTCGCCTGGTACGTGTTTCTGTAGGACATTCCACGCACCGTGGGCTAGGTGTTGGTTGATCTGTTCCCGATCCAGATACGCCGATAGCACCAGTGCTGGGCCTTTGCGCTGTTCTACCCAGTGCTGCAGTAGCACCGCACCATCCCCGTTCAGGTGTAGGTCCAGGATCAGTATGTCCGCCTCGTCAATGGTCTCAAGCGCCATCCCCAGCGAGTCAGCGGCAAATACTGTAAACCGCATTGACGTGAGGATCTGGTGTAGCAGTCGCCTTTCAACTGGGTCATCCTCAACGATCTGGACCGCAATCTCGTCAGACAAAATGGGCCTCCGGTCACGTGTCGAACTCGAATCTAGTATGCCCTGTGACATTCTCAAACGCGGCGCGGATCTCGCTGCGAACGATAGCGCGTACCTGTTCCTCTGTCAGCGCGTGACACTCTGTCGGCGGCGGGTCAGGGGGGTCGGGCGGCTCGGGATCTGTGCCGTCCTCGAACCATTTCAGGTCGTCTACATAGATGTCGTTGTGTTTCAGCCTCCACTTGTTCCAGGCACGGATGTAGACGGGCATTGCCCCGCCCTGCGCCTCTACCTTTTGACTGGCGTAGGTTTCATAGTTGGCGGTCACTCGCTGCCAAGGGGACCACACGATCCCCTGGGCTTGTGCGTCCTCGCGCCCGTACGGGTCAAGACCCAGGGATACGTACAGCTCCCCGTCTGCCGTGTGCGGATTGTCGCTGTCCGAGCACCACGCCTGTCCCTCGACGGTGAAATAGTACCGCTTGCCCTGTGTGACCGGCACGACCTGTCGCACGCCGCCATCCATCACCTTGTACTGAATGAACCAGCATTGGGCGCTCAATCCCTCGGCGACACGGTGCGGATCGATCGCAATCGGCGCTTCCTTGTACTCAGGCATAGCAAGCGGCCCTTGGTTCTGCTCTGCCGGCGGATCGCCCTCGTTGAACCAAAACTTCCAGCCCGCGGCAACAAACGCGGTCCCGGCCTGCTTTTCATACGGCTGCTCAAAACTCGGGTTGATCACTGTCCCCTCCTGTGGTGGGTCTGGCGGTTCCGGCTCATCTGTCCAGGTGTACTCTTCCGACTGCGCCTTTTGCCAGTCGGCGATCACGTGGTCTTTGCCTTGGATGCTGTACTTGTCGTACTTGGGCCAGCGGTACAGGATTAGCGCCCTGATCGTCTGGTGCGTCGGGTCTTGGTTCCACTCGTTGATCTCTCGGTATGCCTCCTGGCACCACGTATTAGGGGCGTCCAGCCATACCGCGTTCTGGTTAGTCTCGGTGATGTATGCAGGCCGGTCACGATAGCGGGGCGGGATTGCCGCCATCCAGTCCCGGTACGTCTGGAACCCGTTAAAGTATGCCCCGTATGGCGCGTCCATCTTGTCGGGCGCGGTGATAGACGCCGGGTTTGCGCCTCGGCTGTACACGTGCAAAGCAAACCCGTCCACGTCCTCTACCGCCTCGATCAGCCTGGCGAAATACTCGATCCAGTCATAGCCGATCTGGATATTCCAGGGTGCCACGGCGGGCAGTAGCACATCACCGTCAATAACGTCCCGGCAGCGGTCATACACGTGCGCCACATAGGGCGGCTCGAGAGGCCACACGTCGGGCCATTCCTGCGCGTGGTTGGGTTCGTTGGCAACGGTCCAGATGTCACATCCCCGGCTGTTCTGTGCCAGTGTCTCGACGCGGTACATAAAGCCGTCCAGGTGCTCCGGCTTGGGGATACACCCACCACCAACACCCCACTCGTGTTGTATGCGACAGATCACCCCATATCCAGCGTCAGCCCACGGGCGAAAGTCAATGCCGGGATGTGGCGTGCTGCTATGTCCTGTTTCAGCCAGAAACAAGATCCAGCCCTTCGGCATCACGTCAAAGGGCATTGCCTCGTGGCACCCCTGCAGGTACGGACTTGTCGGCATAGCTACACTCCAAACAGTGCGCGGGTCTGATAGAACATCAGGTCACAGAGGGTATCGCTGAGATAGGCGGCGGCAATACCAGCGAGAGAGACGCGCCCCTGGTAGTGGTTTGCACCGCCAGAACGTGCCCCTATCGTGAATGCGCTTGTACTATTAAACACTGATGCGCGGGCTGTGGCTTGATTAACCTCTGTCCCATTCACGATAATATCTACGTTGGTCGATGGATCGAACCGCCCGACAACAAAGTACCAATTGTTTACCGACACCGCCGCGCTCGTCGCTGTATCGCTGTTCGTGCCGTCATCGCTGATGGTAAACGTGAATTGATCAGACGCATCGATGCGAAGTCTGTATGAGCGCGTTCCAGCCCCCACCCACTTGGTTATAATATCCTCTAGCGTGGATGTCTCCTCTGGGTACAACCACGCCCAGCATGTTAGCCCGTTGTCATTAACCCACGGTTCCGCTGCTGCTGTAGCTACGATGTCAAAAGCGTTAGAGCTTGCCGCGTCTGTGATCGAGTGATAGTCTCCAGTGCCGTCATAGGCAACGTATGGGATGATGCCGTCATAGTCGAATTGGGGATTTCCGTTCAGCGTCAGGTGATTGCCGAGCCCCTGAACGTCAATGAGTTCACCCGAGACACCAGCCGGGCCACAGGGCCACAGACCACGCAGCACGGGGATCATTAGCATCGTCGATATAGCGTGACTGAATGCGTGCTGGTTCCACTTCTGGACCTCGACACGCCGCGATCCCCGCGTTTCTTTTTCAAGCCCAGCAACCTTTTTGACTAGAACCCGATCTATGCTCATACTGGCGCCTCATATTCCAAACGCACGCTAACCCGCTCCCCACTATTCGGGGCAATGTCCAATTGCACTGCCTTGATGATCGCCTCAAACTCGAGTTCCCTGTACCTGGCGATCACCCGGTCGCCCCAATTCCACGCCACGCCAAACCGCGTCCCGCGCGTGTCCACCGGTTGCGAACTGAAATAGATCCGCGACCGCTTCAACTCAAGCATCGCCCGCGCTTCCTCACGAACGCCGTCTGCGTCCTCCTCAAGCCGGGCATCTGCGTAGCCCTCCGCCCGCGCCCAGAATGAAGCGGTTGAGCTGGTTGTATCCTCTACCTCTTGCTGTTCGCGGTCCTCTCCCTCGCCTTGCCCCAGGCCGTAGATGTAGTTCTTTTCGTCCGTCCAGTCCTGAATGTAGGACGGGTCGCGCATGTTGCCGCGGTACTGGTCGAACACGACCTGGTTAGCCCCGCTTGTCAGATCCGCGCCCGGCTGCCCGGTCGCCGTCCGAAAGTCCCACGATAGCGTGGTAGTGGACGGGATCGGCACGACGTCGAAAAAGACCTCTGTCCCTTCCGCCCGGCTGGCCTCTTGCAGGTCTTGGAGCACGTCTAGCACATTGCGCCAGGCGAACTGCTTGGTCAGCGTCGGCCCTGCGGACACATCGGCCTGGATGGTGAATAGCGTGGACATATCCCGGTCGCCGCCTGCCGTCGCGCCTAAGTTCTCCTCGACGATCTCTTTCATCATATCGTCACTGGCGTCTGTCTTTGCGGCTTCATCTGTCCCCGCCGCGTATGCCACGATGCGACGGCCCAAGATGTCCTTGCCGTCGTAGCCTTTGACCACGATCGTTTCCTCGCTGCCCACTGTCTGATATTTCGGCCTACGGATCAGGTAAGCGTCAAACAGGGATAGCGTACCGCCTGCAGGCCCGCGCCATAGATGCCACTGCCAGTCCTTGTTGAGCAGCGAGTCATCAAAGTTGCCCTTGAGCACGACGCTGATCATCCCCCGGTCGCCGTCCACCTTGGAGGCGGTCACGGACAGGAAGTCATCAACCAGCAGCTTCCGGTTGCCTTGATCGTCCGCTAGCCACAGTTCATAGTTACCGGCCATTAGTCGTCACACCCCGCCCACTGTGTACGCCATTCCATCGTGGCGGTGATGGTGGCGCCGGTGTTGTCCACGAAACACGTTACCTGGTTGGTGCCGGGGTTCAGTCGCCACGTTCCAAAGTCGGAATTTGGGAGAACCGCGCCGGGCACCTCGCCAGCGAACGAGGACACGACTGTCTTGTTCTCTGGTGCGAGGTCGATGGTTAGCGTCTCGCCGTCTTGGAGGTCATAGTCGAATAGGAGTTCTAAGCCCAAGGTTTCGTTGCGTATTTGTATCAGCTTGGCCGAAGTTCCTCCCGATCTTTCTATCGTAAAGATTGGAAAAGCCTCCGCAGTCCCGTCATTGCTTACATCCACAGTGCCAGCCAGATTTCCGGCGCCGGTAGCATCCAGGCCCAGATACACATCATAATTACGGGTTATGACGGGATCCGGTGGACCAAACTCAAACTCCTCCAAATATATGATTCCTGCCGGCAGACTTATATCAAGACCGACCCACGATGAGCCATTCCACCGTGCTGTCTGTTCTGGAACGGAAATGCCCCCAATTGTCGTAAACGCACCAGCAGCATAAAGAACCCCATCAGGCGCGAGGCCCAACCGATACACAATATCATTTGCCCCGGTCCCTAATGGTTCCCAGATTGCCCCTCGTGTCTTAGCAACTCGATCCGCATTTGCCTCCCCGCTTGCGTTTGTGAACGATCCGCCCATGTAAATGCCCCCATCTGACCCGATCTCGATAGCGTATGTCTGTCCAGTCAGCGAATCATCGGCTACTGCATTCCAGCTTGAACCGTGCCGGCGGGCAATATCGGTTAGGGCGACTCCTCCCATAGAGGTAAAGCTGCCCACCACATAGACATCGCCATTAGGCGCTACCGCGACCTCATATACAATTCCACCCCCGCTCACGCCCACATCTGGCGCCGCATAAGCCGACCCATCCCAGGTCACAACCCCATCTGCATTGGCGATGCCATTCCAGTTGGTGAAACTCCCGACTATCCACAAAAGACCATCAGCATCAAATGCCAAGTCACGAACAATTCCTGTTCCACCACCAGACACCGCAGACCAGTTTGCGCCATCCCACTGTGCAATATAGTCAGCGTTTGCATCTCCGGCGACGTTAGTGAAATTGCCTCCAGCATAGATTGTCCCATCTGGGCCCTCAATCAGTACAGCAATTCCACCTCCAACCGTCGCAAAGTCACCATTTCCCCCTACCGTCTCCCATGTGTCTGTCTGAGGGTTGTATCGTGCAACATAGTCTCGGCCTGCGACACCATCCCAACCAGTAAACGGCCCTCCAATATACAAGTAACCATCTGAGGCGTACAGCATTGCCGTAACCCATCCCCCGGTGGTTGGGTTCGCTGTCAGCCCCAAATCATCCCACTGTCCCGTGCTCCGCAACCTTCCAGCGATGTACCTCCATGTCGCTGAATCCTCCACATCCAGCACCGCCGCCTCGTTCCCGATCTCCTTCCAGAATGGGTCATCGGCGATAAACCGGAACGCCACACGCTCCCAACACGGAAAGCGTCCGTTGATGCGCAGCTCTAGCCCCGCCTCGTAGTGCGCCGCCAGTTCCTTCTCAGTCGCCGCACCAGTGTACCGGAACCGTACCGGCTGTGGGTCGCCGTCCACGTATGGGTAAGCATTCGGCCTGAATAGGGCGATCAGCGCCTCACGTGCCGCGTGAACATCTGCCAGGTCGTCAAATCCAATGCCCACCGTGTCCGTGATCGCACCGGTCAGCGTGAATGCCAGCGATCCCTCACGGACGCTGGTCATCTCGCCACCGGGGAGAATGGCGTACTCTTGCAGTCCCAACTCCTGCGGGGGCATTCCGGTGCCATCCATCCGGGCGATCTCAAAGTAGTAGTCTGTCAGCGGACGCACACGGCCACCGGCACGGGACAGCGCCGAGCGGCTGGATGTGCTGGCATTCTCCGCGCCGTTCCACTCGCAGCCCTCTTGTCCGCCGTCGCAGTAGGTGGTATAGTAGCCGGTCTTCTGTTCGACCTGGATACCGTCAATGTTAAAGTCGCCCGCGCCCGCGCCGTTTTGTCGGATGTAGAGTGTGGTGGACCCGTTCGCCTGCGCAGCGGGGAATTGCAAGCCAAACAGGTTCCAGTTTGTATCGTAGGACTTGAGCAGCGTCGGCGTGGTGTACGTCGCATTGTCAAGCGACCAGTCCCAGGTTGCAGGGAGTGTGCCCGTCACGCGCACCGTCACATAATGGATCGCGTTGTCCAATGCCTGCAGCGTGACCGATCCGCCCTCATTGTTCGCGGCGGTCTGGATGCGGTACGAATAGACACCGACCCACTGCGCGGTTGTCACGCGGGTCATTGTCCCGCCACCCACGGCGGCAAAGTTGCCCGCGATCTCTCCGCTCGGGTTCAGCGTCTCATTGTCTGTCGCTTCCGGTACGACGATCGACCAGATGCCCATGTAACAGTCTCCTCTATCGCACGCGGCGAAGGGCAGATAAACCGTGTACGTCTCCTGCGCTTCCACCGCACCGCACGCCACCAAACACAGAGCCAGCAAAAGCGTAGTGAGTTTTTTCATTGCCTATCCGTTCTGTCAGTTCATCGAGTTCAGCAGGTCAAAGTCCTGGATGACGCTGGATTGCGTCGCCCTCGTGTTGACGGTCAAGTTGTTGTTGGTGATCGGCTGGACCATCACGCGCTCAGGGGTTGCACCCTCACCGACCAACATCCGACGCGGGCCCCCGAAGCCGGGACCGACCATTCCATCGAACCCGGTCTGGAAACCCTCTTGGAGACCTGTATCTGTCGGGCGTGCAGTGGTTGTAGGTGGTACTGCTGAACTTGTACCGCGCTCCGTGATCACAACCTCAATATCAACCCGTTTCTTGTCCGGTATGTCATCGATCAGCGTGGCTAATTCCTCAACCTCATCTTGCCCCGTGCTGGCGCTCATAATGACATCTTGCAGCGCTTCGTCAAAGTCCGTTGCCGCGATCTCGCCAGCGCCAAAATCACCGACCAGCTCCAAGATGCTAGAGGAGAGCCGGATGCTTTCCTCGTCTGCAAGACCAAAAGCGATCTGCGTTTCTGTCACAGCAGTCGCGTAATCTTCGGCGGTGATCGTGTCCTCTGCCATCAACTCACCCAACTCAGTGATCGCCGCCGATGCTATTTGTGCGTCTGTTGCACCCATCAGACTCTGCTGGAGGTTTGTTTGTTCTGTCGCTGCTGCTTTTGCCGCTTCTGTCTGTGCGGTCAGCGTTTCGAGATATGTCGGCGCCGCCGCAATAGCCGCATCCTGTGCTGCCTGTGCCGACGCGATCGCTTGCGCGTACTGGTTGTGTGCTAGTGTCGAATCGCCAGCGGGGACAATGCCATTTCTAACCGTCTCCTGGTAGGATAGCATCGCGGCGCTGGTTGTCTCGATTGCTTCCTGTTCCAATGTGAACCCGTAGCGCACCTCCTCAGATGCTACCTGAAAGTCAGTCTGTGCTGCCACCTGCCGCTTGAGTGAGTTCTCAAATTCGTCCAGAGCATCGCGGGTGTTGAACACATTGCCCTTGGATACCGCCATCGCGTCAGACCAGGCTTTGGTAAGCATAGCCACCTGGCTGATAGTCTCAGGCAGCCTCCGGATCCGCGCCGCAAATTCATCCACCCCGCCGATGGTATCCACGAGCCCAATCAGCAACTCGCCTATGCCCACCTTGGCATCCTGAACCGCCGCCGTCACTTTGTCGATCTTGACCTGGGCCAGCTCGGACGTATCGCCCAATTTCTCAAGGGACTTTGCGCCCTCTTCCATCACGGCGATCTTGAACGCTTCCTCGCGGGACATGTCGGCGGTTGCGGCTTGCAGCTCCTCGATGCGATTACGCACACGCCCTGAACTGATGCCAAAGTTGTCCAGGCGCGGGATCGACTGGTTTGCCAACAACGCCGAAAAGTCGGCTATCCTGTCCGTGGCCCCCTGCGTCTGGTCGCCCAGTTTCGTCGCTAGTGCCGCGACGGTCTCCATTTCGTCGGCATCTTCGACTAGCCCCATCTGTAGCAGGCGGGCAGCCGATGACATCGCGCCCATCTTGTCCACAGTCCCATCGGTGGCGGTGGCAAACGCTTGTAGGAACTCCTCGGCTTCCTCCGCACCACCGGCGAACCGCTCAAAGCGCAATTCCGCAGCCTCGGCCTGTGCGCCCAGCTTGCCCAGTTCCACGATCTGCGCGGGGAGTTGGGTCAGAAATTCGGTAGCCATCTGCCCAGCACGTTGATAGGCCCCTTGCACAAAGTTGTCAAAGGACGCGCCAAACTTTTTCCCGGTTTCGTCAGCCGCTTTGAGCTGGTCTTCGGTCTGCTCTAGCTGGTCGTTGAATTTCTCGACGACGACACTACCGTCATCCTTGACGACAATGCCGACCTCAATCGTGTGTCTCTGTGGCATTCCTGCCTCACTTGGGTTGCAGCTTGCGCTCTAGGTTGCGCATCTCGGCTTCCGCGTTTGCGGCTTCGATGTCCCGCCGTACCAGGTGCCACGGTTGCGCCAGGGCCTCTAGCGGCGTGCAGTTGTACATCTTTTGAATCTCCCGGCGCAGCCAGTCCTCGGGCGGGTTCTCTCCTGTATTGAGAAAGTTGAGAACCCGCAGCCTCAGTTTTTTAGGTCGTCAACGGTGGGGAACCCGATCACCACGTCAAAGAGCGCGGCCACCTCAAATGTGGTCAACACGTTGATCATCTCGTCAGTGCCGTCCGGTTGGGGCAGTGGGTCGCCTGCCTTGTCCACCCAGTTCCAGCCGATCACGCGCTCTTTGATGAGTTCGTTCTTGATGATGCTTGCAGGCAATGATAGCCGCTCCCCCACCGTGAACACGACGACCTCAACCCACGAATCATCCCCCTGGATCTCCGGGGTTGCGATCTGCAAGGTCGAACGCCGGGCCACCTTTGGGGCGTCCGCTTTCTCTGTCATTGTCTAGCCTTTCTAGCTATCTCTAGCTGCTGATGGTTGAACGGAACAGCCGCGCCGCACGCACCGTGAACCCTGCTGGCGTCGGACCACCCGTCCCTGCGTCCATCTCTGGGTAGACGATCTGCGTCATCAGCGCGCCGGTCGCCTGGTACTGCTCATCACCAACCGCGCCGCCCTTGGGTGACCACCGCACGCAGATTTTGGGGGAGCACTCATCCGCTACCCACTTGTCGTGCAACTGGTCCCACGCTTCCAGCGCAACCTCGGTATAGACGATGACGAACGTCAGATCGATCGGCTGCAGCTTGCCGCCCTCGATGATCGCGCCCTGCCCGTCCAGCGTGTACATCACATCGTTGAGCCGGTCCTGCGTCGGCTGTGCCAGCGATGTACTTTCGCCCGAAATGTCCACCCAGGACCCCGAGCAATCCGCCGTCAGGTTGATCTCTAGCTTTCCACAACTCCTTGGAACTGCGCCACTCGTCTGCATTTCTACCTCCAGTAGAAACTATCCTGCTCAGCCGGACCGTATTTTGGCCCGGTTCAATCCCAACAATTCACGCAACTCTGCCCGCCACTTTGCGATCACGTGCGGGCGTGATCCTATTGCATCTGCTATCTCGTCATCGCCCATCGCAAAGAACCGGTGGACGTCGATGCCATGCTCCTCAAACCGCTTGAACCGTAGACGCCAGCCGGGGAGCTGGTCCATCGGCGGGACGTTGAATACAGAGATCACACCCTTTGTCACGAGGATGTCCAGACTAGCACGCTTTAGCCCTTCGAGCGGGTGGACGCATCCCTTGCCGATGAACCCATTCCCATACTGCAGGTTCTTGTGGATGTAGTAGAGCATCAGAATACCTCCATCACCAGGACAAACCGGATGCCAGAATAGAGAAGCGACTGGCGGTCAAAGATCACCCGCTCCGCCGTCCAGTGGATGTTACGGATAAATTCGTTGCCAAAAATCGGGCACCCGGCCCCGCCCGCCGCGCCACTTTCCAGCCGGTCCTCGATTGCATCCCAGCAGTCAACCACGTCCTCCATGTTCTCGTCGATCTGGTTACGGGTATGCACATAGACGTCAACGTGTACGGTCAGGCTATGCACACGCACGCCTTTGGATAGCGTGGTTGCGTCCGTCTCTGTGCGGCTGTCTACCTCCAAATTCTCCGGGTAGACCTCGAGCAGCGGATAGTCGGGCATTCCCTCCTTGATCTCGTTATAGTTGTCTGCCAAGATCGTGAGCCCGTTCGCCGTCGTGATGCCCGTCAGCGCCGTTGTAGTGTCTGTGCAGATTTCCGCTATGGTGACTGCCACTATTTCCTCACTATCGCGTCTAGTGCGCGGTCCATTATGCGCTTGATCTGTTCCCGCCGGTCCTCTAGTGCGCCTTGGAGGAAACGCTTTGCCTTGACGCCCGCTATTCTGATAGCCTTGCGTGCTTTCCCGGCAAGTAATCCAGCGGCTTGAACATTGCCCTTTTCCTTACGCATTGCCCACCTGAACAGAGGCCCCCACTTTGCCCAAAACGGACGGGTACCCAATTCCTGATAGGGCGCGTATTTCAGATTCGAGCCCACGACGCCCTGGATCGTCTTTGGTGCCAGCGTGCGGATCTCCGGCGTGATACTGGCCCGCAGTCGTCCCCGATCCCGTGGTGCTTTCTTTTTCGCCACACGTTCCACGGCGAGGGTAGACTTTGCGACCGCAGCCACCAGCGGGGACCCCTCATCCCCCCTCAAATCCTTTGCCACAATCTCCATTTTGCGCTGCACCTCTCGCAGCCCCTTGGTCGTGATCTTGACCTCGCTCATTCGGTCATCGGCGGACGAATCCACCGCCCCATCCTGAGAATGAATTGCACATCTGGGTCCAATGCCTGCGTGAAGCGCAACTCTCCCAAGTCCGTTGTCGCCAGGCTATCAGCCATCCCCACCTTTAGCCGCTCGAACCAGCGGGCGGCCTGCATAATGGTCGCCTGCTTGATCGCGTCGGGGACAGCCGCGGCATAGCCCCACCTGGCGGTCACTTGCACCGTTGGTTCCCGGTATTGTCCATCGTGTTCGTGGTAGCGCGTGTCGGGCCATAGGTGAGTGGCAGACGACCCACTCCCTGACGTGAATACTGCCTCACTCCCGCTGATAGTGACCACGAGCAAGGTGTACGGCGTCCCGTAGAACTTGGGGAAGTCCGGGGCGCCCCTTGCCGCATTCCAGTCAGTCGCAGCCCACGCGGTATAGGTCGTGTCAGACGGTGACTCTTTGACCGCTACTGAGTCGATCTGGATGCATTCGTCTATCATCAG